CGATGATATAATTCTTAGATGGAGGCAGGGCACCACCACATACCCCCTGTCTCCTTTTAAGGATTATATTATATGTTTTTTGGAGCAACTTCATTTGCCGCAGCCCCTTTTGCTGATCAAGGTTTTAACCCTAATGCCTTTGTTGATGTAACTGGATCTAGAATAAATGAATCTACTGGAACAGTATCGTTAGTTGGTAAAGCTAATTTTGCAGTAACAGGTAGTAGAGTTAATTTTTCTATAGGTAATACATCTGTTATAGAAGGTGTTGGTGTTATAGTTACACCAGATGGATCTAGATTAAACATTACTACAGGAGATCCAGCTGTAGTTGGAAATGCTATATTTGCAATTACAGGTAGTAGAGTTAATTTAAATACAGGAACTCCGACTTTTGCTTTTAAATATCCTGTATCTGGAAGTAGAATAAATGCAAACAGTGGTAGTCCAACAATAGTTGGAAAAGCAATTGTTGAACCAGATGGCTCTCAAGCCAACCTAAATACAGGAACTGTTACAATATCTGCAGACGCTAATTTTTCTGTAACTGGTAACAGGGTAAATCTAACAATTGGTAATGCTGATGTAGCAGCAAACGCAACAGTATCCGTAACAGGAAATAGAACAAATCTATCTTCAGGAACTGTTACAATAACTGCTGATGCGACTGTACTACCGACAGGAAGTAGAGTAAATGTATCTACATCAGACGTTTTAATTAGAAAATGGGATGGTGTAGTGCCAGGAGTTTCAATGACTTGGGATAGTGCAACTTTTCCAGAGAAAAGAGTATAGGAGAATAAATGTATTTTGGAGGAGCATCATTTGCAGCAGCACCTTTTGGAGCAACAGCAGGTCAAAGTATTAGAGCTGTTGTCACTGGTAGCAGAGTAAATTTAAGCACAGGTTCTCCGACTATAATAGGTAAAGTAGTTGTTACTCTTTCAGGTAATAGAATAAACGCAACAATTGGTAATGTTACAACAAAAGTAGATCAACGAGTAGCTGTAACAGGCAACAGAATAAACCTTGCAACAAGCACGGTAGATGTGATATCATGGAATCCGATTCCCCCAGGGGTTTCGCAAACATGGGTAGATATTGACCCATTAAACCCATAGGAGAAAAATGGCATCAAGTACGTCAAGTGATTTAAAACTAGAATTAATTACCACAGGTGAAAAGTCTGGTACCTGGGGCACAATTACAAATACAAATCTACAAATATTAGAACAAGCAGCTAGTGGATATATTGCTGTTGATGTTGCATCTAGTGATGTAGCTTTAGCTTTATCCAATCATGCTGTATCAAACGGAAAAAATTTATATTTTAAACTTACAGGCACGTTAGCTGCAAATAGAACAGTTACTATGCCCGACTCTGCAGAAAGAGTGTTTGTTGTTGAAGACGCAACTGCTAGATCATCAAGTAATTACACATTAACAGTTAAAACAGTATCTGGCACAGGAATTGCATTACCGGTGGGATCTAAATGTTTGTTATATTCAGATGGCACAAACGTTAATTTAGGTATAAGACAAAAAGGGTATTACACACCAACAACCGCATATACTGCTGTAGATGGAGATCAATTATTAATAGATACATCTGGAAGTGGTATTGGTTCTGCAATTACAATAACTTTACCAGCATCACCAGCTGTAGGTTCAGAGGTTCATTTTATAGATAGTGGTAATAACTTTGCATCAAATAATTTAACTATAGCCAGAAACAGTTCCAATATTCTAGGTGCTGCTTCCAATCTAGTAGTAAACACAAGTGCATCTGCTTTTACTTTAGTATTTGTGAATGCATCAAGAGGCTGGGCTTATAAAGATAAGATATAGGAGCACGGATCATGGCTCTAGTAGAGTATAATTTTAAACCAGGAATAGACAAACAAAATACAGAATCAGGAGCAGAAAACCGTTGGGTTGATTCTGATAATGTAAGATTTAGATATGGACTACCAGAAAAAGTTGGTGGTTGGTCTTCTCTTGTAACAGATACAATTGTAGGTGTAGCACGAGCACAACATGCTTTTGTTGATATTGCTGGTAATAGATATGTAGCAATAGGTACAGATAAATTTTTATTATTGTATTTTGAAGGTCAGTTATATGACATCACACCTCTTAAAACTACTTTAACATCTGCAACCATAGCAACCACAAATGCATCAGCTACTTGCACAATTACAAAATCTACACATGGTTTAAATGTCGGAGACATAGTACAATTAGATAGTGTAACATTACCAAGTGGTACAGGTTATAGTGCATCTAATTTTGAAGACAAAAATTTTCAAGTAATAACAGTTCCAACATCCAGCACATTTACAATAACACAATCATCCAATGCAACTGGTACAGTATCAACAGGTGGTAGTTTAAGTATCAAACCTTACGAGCCTGTAGGACCAAGAGCACAATCATATGGTTATGGTTGGGGTATTGGAACATGGGGTGATGGTAATTGGGGTGAAGCAGCAGCTGCAACTGATGTAACACTAGAACCAGGTTTATGGTCATTAGATAATTTTGGACAAGTATTAGTTGCAACAATACTAAATGGTAAAACTTTTACATGGAACGCTGGAGCAGGATCAGCACTAACTACAAGAGCATCAACAACTACATCTGGATTTTCTACTGCATCAAATCCAACTGCATCACGATTATCTCTAATATCTCCTACTACAAGACACTTATTACACTTTGGAACAGAAACAACTATTGGTGATACAACTACACAAGATGATATGTTTATAAGGTTCTCGGACCAAGAAGATATAAATACTTATACTCCTTCAGCTATTAATACTGCGGGAACTTTAAGACTACAAGACGGTACAAAAATTGTTGGAGCTATAAAAGCAAAAGAAGTTATTCTAGTTTGGACAGATAATGCTTTGTATACCATGACGTTTATAGGATCGCCTTTTACATTTAGACTAGATCAAGTTGGTACTAACTGTGGACTCATAGGTCAAAACGCTGTTGTTGAAATAGACGGAGCTGCATTTTGGTTAAGTTCAAAAGGTTTCTTTTTGTATGATGGTACAGTTAAATCTATACCATGTAGTGTTGAAGATTTTGTATATGATAATTTTGATACAACAAAAGGTCAACAGGTTGCAGCAGGATTAAATAATTTATACACAGAAATTACTTGGTACTATCCAGCATCTGGATCTGACTATAACGATAAGTATGTTGTATTTAACTATGGTGAATCAGCCGGTGTATCTGGTGGTGTTTGGTATACAGGAACAGAAGCAAGAACAAGTTGGATTGATTCTAATGTTTACCCTAATCCTTTTGCTACAAAATATGATGTCAACTCTGATGGCACATTTCCTGTAATTGTTGGACAAGATAGTTTAGGACAAACAACATATTTTGAACACGAAGTGGGAACAGATCAAGTTAATCCAAATGGTACTACAACAACGGTAACATCTTTTATACAATCATTTGACATAGACCTAGAACAAAGGCAAAGAAATGCACAAGGCAAAGCATCCGGTCCTAAAATATCAGGAGAGTTATTCTTAGCTATGAGAAGATTTGTACCAGATTTTAAAACTTTAGCTGGTAATGCTAAAGTTACATTAAACGTAAAAAGATATCCACAACAAACATCTAGTCAAACAGCGTTGAGTCCTTTTACAATAACAGCTACCACAGATAAAAAAGATACAAGAGCTAGAGGTAGGTCTGTTAGTATTAAAATAGAAAACGATGCAGCTAGTGAGTCTTGGAGATTTGGAACTTTAAGATTAGATATACAAAACGACGGAAGAAGATAATGGCAAAGATAGCAATTAGAATACCAGAACCAAAAGAACAATATGATTTTTCTAACCAAAAACAAATAAATCGTGCATTAAGTTTGATGAAAGAACAATTAAATTCAACATTCTTAGACGAGATAAAACAGGAGCAAGAGAGATTCTCTTGGTTTTTAAGTGGCTAATATATATACAAATTCAAAGGTAGATTTAACAAGCACAGCTGAGACTGTTGTTTATACAAGTCCAGCAGCAGGTACATCTACAACTGCAACAACTAGTATAATTAAATCAATACTAGTATCTGAAGACTCAGGTAACGCTGACAGTATAACTTTGACATTAACAGATACTTCTTCAAACGTGTTTAGTTTGTTTAAAACAAAGGCTATTTCAGCCAATGCTACAGAAGAACTACTAACACATCCTCTTGTTATTACAGAGGGAGAAGTTATAAA